GCTTGATCCAGCACCAGAGTCCGCGCCGCATTGTGCGAGCCGGTAAAGGCTTCGCGGAAATTCTTCGCCAATTGTTTCAGCGCTTCGGGCGAGAGTTTGCCTTCCACTTCGAGCGCGCCGGATGGGTTGATTCCGTTTTCGTAAAGCGACGCGCTGAATTCCTGGACGGCCAGCGCGACGCTCACGACGGATGCGCAACGGGACAAACGTGAGCGTCCGATCAAGCCATCATCGCTACGGTCGCGGATGTGAAGCACTTGGTCCTGCAAAAGCCGCCGCGTGCGGCCTATAGCTCCATAGTACAGGCCGTTGGTGTCGCTCACGTCATAGGCGAGCCTCCCATTCCCGAGAAGCTGGATAGCAACATCGGACCACGGGAAGGCGCGCAATTCGCGTATTTCCCCGGTGCCGTTATCGGCGACAATTTCGGAAACCCCATTACCGCGCAACAGGATTGACGCGACGATGAATTCCATAAAGTCGGGCCAGCTTTGATGCGGGTTCGGACCCTCGCGCACCAAGCGCATGATGGGATGGTTTTCATCCGCAACGCGCCCGGCGGGCGTGCGGCGATAGACCCAGACAGGCAAACTTGAGAGGGCGGTCGCAATCGCCGAAACAGGCGCGAGTACCATGCTCAGATTTTCCGCCAGCCGCGCATTGACTGGCCGGGTGCCCGCCAGCATCGCGGGCATCAGATGGTCCGCGCCGACCATCGAACGGGTTTCTACGGGATCGATGGCATCGACGATGCGCCGGAGCATACCCATTTTCAGATCGTTGCCAGAAAGCGCCGCGCCGCCGCCAGCCGGGCCGGAGTTGCCATGCGTGCTCGCGCCGCGATGCTCGTGCCCGAATAGGCCGCGAATGAATGGATGACGCTTATCTCGGCAAGGTTCACGGCGCGAAGCTCGCGGGTGTTGCCCGTCCAGCGCTCGCCATCCTTGGCGACGATGAACCCGAAGCTCATGCCGCCAAGGTCGCCACGCTCGGCAAGCGCCAGCACGTCATTGGCGAGCGATGTGGTCGGCAGGTCGATACGGAAGGCAAGGCCGTCCGCATCGGCCCGCAGGTGCAGCGTCCCACTCTTGGTCCGGGCGAGCAGTGCCTTGGGATCGTGGTCCACAAGCGCCAGCACATCCGCGCCCGTCGCCAAGCTCTTATCGAACGCGCCCCTGGCGATCTTCTCGACAAAGGTGCCGATGCGGGTCTCGATCCCGAATCGGGCTGCATAGCCTTCCAGACGGCGTCCAGAGGCCCGCCATTCGGTCGCGGCTCGGAGTTCGACGTTATGCGGCATTGACGTTCACGGCGGCTGCAAAGGCTTCGGGGTGCCGAAGCGCAACGTCGCAAGTCACCATCCCGCGAATTTGCACATTGCCTTTGGAATAGGCCGTGGACTCGTAGGGGTTGACCAAAATGTCGAACACGGACCAGTACCCGATAAGCACCTGTGAGAAATCGCCGAAGATCAATGCGCTGCGATTGAACACGGGCACGCCGCCGCCATCGGTCAGGGTGCTCGATACGTTGTTGGTGCTCGCCAGCGGATAGCCCGCCAGCGCGTTCGGCCCGTCCTGGATCATGGCCGAGTCGGTCGCCGCGACCTTGCGGGTCGAACGCAACAGCTTCACCACCTTGGGATTGGTGAGAAAGGCCGCGCCCTCGGCGTTTGCTATTTCCAGGTCCGCGATCAATTCGAGCACGGTCGCCCAAGTCGGGCCTGCCGACATATCGACCACGCCTATCCCGGCGGTCTTCAAAATGCCGACAGGTTCATTTGCGCCGCCGCCGGAGATTGCCGCCGCGTCCACCGCGTTCGCGAGCACGCCCGCAAAGTCGTTGCGCAACAGTTCCTCAATGTCGGGCGACGATTGCAACAGCATGTTGCGGCTGTATTCCGTGATCGCCCCGACATGCTTGGGGGAAAGCGTCACCGGGTCCACTTCGGGATCGCTGGCCGCGATGGCCGCATTTTCCGCGACCCAATGTCCCGCCGCCGAAAGGCTCAATTTGGGGATTTCAACATCGCCACGAAGATCGCTCAGAACGCGAGCGCCGAGACGTTGCATCACCAGCTTGCGGCGAAGGATGTCGATATATTGGCCGCCCAGATGATCGACGGCGATCAAGTTGCCGCCGGGTCCGCCTGCCGGTGCCGCCGTGGTCATTACGCGGGTTTCCAGCTTGCGCCGGAAGACCTGCATCGGGACCATGATGCCTTGCGGCGCACGTCCAGCGCGCCGGGATAATTCGACGGAAAGCTCGCGTTCCCGCGCCGTGTCGATATGCGCGGCGAAGTCGGGAATCTGTTCGGCGATGGCATTGCGAAGCGAATAGGAGTCGAGCGCATCGTCAAGATTTGCATCGCCCGTGCCGGTGAGCGGCGTGCCGGTTGCGCGGCGCTCGGCTTCGTCCACAAGGGTCTGGCGCTCGATCTTTTTCTCGACGCCCGCCAGCTCCACTTTCAATTCGCCGAAGCGAGTCTCTTGCGCTTCGGAAAGATCGCCGCCTTCGCCTTCGGGTTTGTCGATAAGAGCGCGTAGGCTTGTGGCAACGCGGGCGCGTTGCTCGTGCAGGTCTCTCAAACGCATTTTACAATTCCTCTTTCGGGCCGGGGATTCATTTCCCACGGCGGGCTCCACTTGGTCTCCTTGTCTTCTTGGCCTCTGCGAAAGGTCGAGCTTAGGACGCGGCTAACGCCCCTTCTCGGGCATGCGAAGGGGGACGGCTATACGAGGCGGTCGGCCAGGTCTGGGCATTCCACTGCCGCTCAAGCGCGGCAAATGCTTTCACCGTTACGCGATGAATCAGATCATCCAGGGGCACCACGATCAGCGGCCCATGGGCGTATTGGACCAGCCATTTCATGCCGTGCATTACGGCAATTTTCGCATTGCCCGATTGGAACCAGACGCGCAAGAAAACCGGGCCGCTTTTGCCAATGCTCAGGATGTTCAGCTTGTCGCCGGGGTCGCGCTCCGCGCGTTGCAGGCAGCGCTTCCGGGTCCAGGTCGCAACCGCCGCCGCCAGCGCTGGGGGGACGGCGCAAATATCGGACAGTTCGACCAAGACGGCCAATTCGCAGGCGTCCACAACGGAATATAAATTCCGTCCGTTCGGTTGCTTTTTTCCGATGTCGATAATGTTGCGCGCGATCCAGTTGCCAGTGTCTCTTGGCGCGGCCCCGGTGATCTCGATGATCGCGGCACGCGTCAGCAACGGCCTTTCAAGTTCGACCTGGATGTCGCCGAAGGGCATACGCGACGATTCACGGGGCGCTTTCATGATTCGGAGCGTAGCGCACCGATTCGAATCAGTGTCAAGCGAGAGCGGGCTGCGGATTCAGTCTGCGGTCGCCCGCGAGTGTTGCGAAAATGTGCTCCCCGCCGTGGGGTTAGCCGATGCTCAGTGCTTCGCCGCCGCGAGTTCTTCAAGCTCTTGTTCCCAAGGTCCAGCCTTGTAGCTGGCAAGGTGAATTTCGCCAGCATCGGACCATTCGATGTTGAGCACCTTGCCGCTGGGCAGCCAGATGTCGAGCCCGTGCGGCAGATTGCCGGGTATCATCACCCCGTATTCCATGGCCTTGCGCGCCACCTCGCCGGACGATTGCGGAATCTTCTGAAACGGCGACCTATACGCGATACACAAATTGCCATTGTCGAACATCAGCGAGTTCTCGTTACCTATTTTCTGCCACGCGCCACGCGCCTTCACCACGGCAAGGGCCAGATCGCGAAGCTCAATTGCGCGGGTCCGCTTGGTCATGCCGATGCTCAATTCTTCACCGCGCCGCTGCCGTCTATCGCCGCGAGCCCGCTGAAAACTTCCTGGCGGGTGCCATCGGGAAGGATCAGCGTTGCGGAAAAGCGCATCCGCGTCGGGTCGGCGGTTATTTCCAATTCCGCGCCCGCATCAAGATGCGCTTTCATCGCCGCCTGTTTTTCCATCGGCAACCGCTCGAAGCCGGTCGCGAAAAGCAGGCGCGCGGCCTTGAAGAAATACACCAAGGCGTCCGCGTCCGATGGCTTGCCTTGGGTCAGGGTTTCGATCATCCGTCTCATCCGCCGATCAAACACTGATTTTGTTCTGTAACGCGAAGCACCTTGATCGTGACATCAATGGTGAGCCGCACCAAATGCTTATTTTTGATCGGATCGCCCAACAGCATGCCACTTTTTATTGAAACATCGGAAATTAGAGCGTCGTCCTCAAGGAGAACACACAGCGGATTTGCGGCGGGCAGATCGCCTTTATATTCGGCCTTTGGGTCCGGCATTCGCAGTCCATCGAACAGGGTCTTAAGTCTATTGTCGATGTCGCCGCCGTTTTTCATCAGGTTGAACGGCTGTTCATGGCGCAAAAAAAGGATGTCGAGGGCGCACGCCAGATGCAGCGACTTACGGATGACGGGATTAAATTGCCCGACGTTCGGCACGTCGATAGCCGCGCATAGGTCAATTTGACCTTCAAATACCGGTCTTATTGGCTCATTATAATCTGGGAGGTTTGGCGAGTTGTACTGCCCCGAGCCCCAGGTCGCGCCGGATTTTGTGGTTCGCGCGGTTCTTGCCAATTGGCGAAAAACGACATGGGTCTGCCAAAGGTCGAGCAATTGGGGATGCAATTTATTCCGAATCTTACTTGCGGGAACCGCAGGCGTGTTATTTCCCGCTGCGGGCAAATCGTCGTCATAAATAAGCGTGAATTTCATGAGTGTATCCCCGCTCGGTATAGCCCCAGAGATAATGCCTCCCTACGCGCTCAATACAAGCGGGCGCGAAAAGTCATACACCATAGGCGCGGGTTCACGGGCCGCGATACCCACGGCCATGCACAAGGCCTGCAGGCCATCGATGCGGGCGCGAGCGCGGCGCTTATTCAATTTCCGCGCTGCCGTGGCGTCAATGTCGCAAACCGCATTGCTCAAATTCCAGGTGAGCACGGGATGCGCGCCGTGCCGAAGTTTGCGGTCGATAACCAGGTCTTCGAGCGCGTCCAGCGCTGGAGCCATATCCTTGAAGCCCTGGCCCCATTCCCGAAGTGGCAGATCGATTCCTTCTTCGGCCAGCGTCACTTTGAAGTCTTCAATGCGCCATCGGTCATAGGCCACGGCCACAAGATCGAACGGCGCGGTAATTTCGGCCACGCGGCGCGCTACGGCTCGCTTGTCGATAGCGCGCCCGGCTGGCGCTTCGAGCAATTGCAGATCGCGCCAGACTCGATACGGCACACGGTCGGCCCGCTCGCGTTCTTCCAATTCCGCGCCAGGTATCCAGAAGAAAGGCAGCACGATTCCGGCATCGGGAAACCACAACACGAAGGCCGTCATATCGCGGGTGCTCGATAGGTCCAGGCCACCGAAACAGCGCTGGCCGCGCAATGCGTCCATGTCGATTACGCCCGCACAAGCGTTCCAATCGGTGCCCGAAATATAGAACGCGGTCGCATCGATGCGCTGGTTCAAATACAGGTTTCGGAAGATCGCTTGCCGCGCTGGCAACCGCTTCGCCTTGGCCGCGTAGGCGCGCATTTCGTCCAGGCTGCGGAAATCGCCGAGCGCCGGATTGGCGAGCGCCCACACCTTTTCGTCCCAGATGTCCGCGTCTGCCGGTGCCTCGAATATGAACCCAGCGAAACTGGCGTCCTCGATCACGCCAGCGTTCACGTCGCGGGCGTAATCGACAAGCTCGGATAGGATGTGCTTGGGGTCGCTCGATTGCGTGCTGATGATCCAGAAAAGCGGTTGCGCGCGCGCCCCTACCGATGTTTCGAGCACGTCGAACAATTGGCGATCTGGGGCCTGACTCAATTCGTCATAGACCACGAAGGACGCGCTGAACCCGTGCTTGGTGCCCACGTCGGAAGACAGGGCGTTGAACGTCGAACCCGTTTCGGAATCTTCCAATTCTTTCGAGAAGTCGCGCACGATCACGCGGCCCGACAGATAGGCGTCGGCCAGCACCATCGCTTTCATTTCCCGGAAGATGATCGCGGCCTGATTACGATCCGCCGCCGCGCTGTAGACTTGTCCGCGCGGTTCGGCTTCCGGCCCGCATAGATGCGCGAGCGCCAGCGCCGCGACGAGTCCGGTCTTTCCGTTCTTGCGCGCCATCGTCAAAAGCGCGGTTCGGACGATGCGCCGGCCATCGGCGGTCTGGGGATCGTAGACCCTGCGGATGATGGCCTTCTGCCAGGATCGCAGCCGGAAGCGCTTGCCCGCGTCCGCGCCCGCCGTGATGGTCAGGCTTTGCACGAAGGCGATGACGCGGCCCGCACGGGACAGGCCCTTGCGCATCCAGGTCGGGCGTTTGGGCTTTATCGTGATTTCACGAGGAACCCTTTTC